CTTGATGGTCCACACTGTCATCGTTGTAATTGGAAACTTCCAAGTCTTTCTCGAAAGAAAAGACCGGTTTGTCTCACCAACAACCTAGGTATATGAGTTTAATTCGACTCATTTTACCGAAATCTTCCTGAATTCAAAATAATCCATGTAAAAGGCGGCTGCTAGCCAAGGGCCAAAAGCCAAAGGCAGCACGTCTCGGAGCGAAAGCTCTCAAGAACGAGACACCCAAGTACAGGATAAAATTTGAACGCAGACCGAATTCGGATCGGCTATACCGTGATAGCCTATTTGACGAGAGAAACGATCAATTGATCGGTTTTACTCGTTGTTTAACGGTTCTTTTGCAAAAGTGGAAAATTGATTGTAATCCACATACGCTAAAGACGTACCTAACCCAACAAATGGATGGAATTGAACTGTGCGACATGCCTTCAGCTTTTAAGCTAGGACTTGCCACTCTATTCTCCAAACAAATGGATCAGGAACTTCCCGAAGGTTCTGATTCTGCAATCAACCTTTTTCCTCACCGCAAACTCCATTATATCAAGAGTACTATCCACAAGTCTTTTACTCGCAAAATCAAATTTTATTTTGATCTTCTGCAATGTAAAGTTCTTGCTAATGAAGTACCTCGATCTATGATTGAGAATGCGTATATCAAACATGCAAAGTGTCTTTCTAAAGATGCTCCTATTATTGAGACAGAAGTTCTAGAAGATTTTGAATCTTTCATAACTGAATATCTCGATCAACTCCCAGATACTCTTCCCGATACTAAGTTAGCTCCAAATAAAGCTTACTTATTTTGGAAAAGGGATTCCGGAGGTTGTCATAGTGCACTTAAGAGAAACGTTTGTTCGTTTGATTACAGGAAATGTTCTCCCCGTATAATGCCTACTGTTATGCATCTTGAAGGTAATCCAGGTATTGGAAAGTCTTTAATCTTCTCACTTATGGAGAAAGAGTTTAAAAAGATTTTCAATACCGAAGAAGCTTTCTTTTGTAGATCGAGCAATTCGAAACATTGGGATGGATATAGTCAACAGCCTGTTGTAGGCGTTGATGATTTCTTTTCCATTGAATCGGCAAACTCAGAACCACAAGATAGCTCTTCTGAATTCCTTCAGATGGCATCAACGGTGCATTTTCAACCTCCCATGGCTAGTCTATCGGATAAGGGTCTTCCCTTTAATAGTCCGATTATACTAGTATCTTCAAACAATCTTAACGCACAGCTGTCCGCAAAAAGTAAATTTACGTGTCCAGCTGCTGTTTCTCGTAGATTGGAGTTAAATTTTAGATTAACCAAAGAAAATGGTTATACTAGATTAACTCCCGTTAAGTTTGAACAAGATTATGTAAATTCTCCTAATTGGCCGGGTAATCACGCGGTCTATCAGACAGAAAATTCATATCTTGTGAAGAATGAGGATCTACCTCGTCATCTTGTTAGCCTGATAATGAAGG